GCTTGTGCGAAAACTAGCCCAGTCGACATGAGCAAAAATAAACTAATTAGTTTCTTCATTTTCGTTATAACCCTCTATTTGCCAGAAGCCTCTATCGTGCCCCTGAATTATTAATTCCAATACGGCCGCCTCAATGGCAGTTCGTACGGCGTAAGTCACTGATTCATTATTTCCCACACCATCTTCGTATTCGATTAATTGAGTTCCTTGTTCGATAAATCTAAAAATATCTCCACCGCCTCCGTAACTCAATATCGTTTTACGAGTCTGTACATTAAGTAAAACCTCTCCAGTAAGAACAGAAACTGCTCTCATGGATACAGTCACAACATCTTGACGATATTGTTTTGCATATCCAATACCTAGTGTTCGTGCGCCTCGTCCACCAGTTTGAATATTCGTATCATATCCAATTACTCCACCCTCTATAATCATACCTGCGAATAATAGAGGATTAAGTTCTTGGAAAGAATCTTCTCCATTCTGTTGTGCAAAATCTTGTCTTGCACTACGAATAATTTGTCTTTCTCTTACTAAATTGTCTAGTCCATTTCTTTCTACTACACGGAACCAAGATCCGTTACCAGCAGTTTTAAGAGCGTCGATAACCAATTCTGGTCCACCCTGTGTTACTGCTGTAGAGAAATCTGCAATACCATCTCTTGCTTTTCTCTGGCCAGTTTTATCTAAAAACTGATACACTGCAACTATTGGTCTTTCCTCAGCCGGAGGTAATTCTAATAATTCAATATATGATGGTAATTTAACAACTTCTGGTTGTTCTACACAGATATACTTTCTTTTAATCTGCATTACACCTGTTACTAAATCTACGAATTCTGGAGCAGAGCAATCTCTTGGACCATCACTCCATTGAGGCATAGAAGCACAACCTGTAAGAATTGCTAAACTAGCTATCAGGATCTTGCGCATAGTTTCCTGTTCCTACTGGTATTTCTATTTCAGTTGTAGTTCCATCTTCTGAAACTACAGTTAATTTAATCCATTCAGAACCATCTTCTGCTACTATAACTTCCCATGTAACTGTATTGCCTTCTAATACAAAAGAACCGAATGATGCAGCATTATCATTGCTGAACATTGATTCTACTAACTGTTTTGCAAATTGAGCATATATTCTACTCTCTAAGTTTCGAATAAACTTTGCTAAAACAGTATTATCTGCTTCTCTCTCTGCAGCCTTCCTTGCTGCTTCAAGAGATTCTTCTATTGTTTTCTTTCGGGAATGCTCTTGGTTCTCAATGGTTAAATAATGAGCACCAGTTCCTACTCCACTAAAAGATGGATTTTTGAATTGATGTACAATATCTGCTGCATATACTGTAGGAACAGTTCCTATAGTAGTAACAACAAATAAAGTAATTAGAACTAATAATTCTAATCTTTCTTTTATTTTATTTTTCATTATGTTTCTTTTTCTCGTTTTCTTTATACTCTAATACCACATTCACTTTTTGTTGTAATCTTATCATATCTTGATCTAACATACGAGTTTGATCTATCACACGAATTAATGCTATATGCATCTTTTCAATTTCAGGTTCTATATGATCTCCTATAAACTTCCAAACAAAGAATATAAAGTATCCTAAACCAACCATCATTACGATTGGAAAACCGTAATCGTTGATTAATTGTGCTACACCTTCCATTAATCCCTCCTGACATCAACCTTTCCGTCCTCTACAAAATTCTCTGCTCGAGCAATTCTATCCGTATCAGGTCTAAGTTCTAATGCACTAGAAACAAGTAAATCAATTTTGATTATTTCATTACTCATCATCCTAGCTCTATTTTCCAGTGATTTACAGAAACCCGTTAGGGTTCTAATCTGATCAACTATCCCCTCAAGGATTTGCTTAATCACTAGGAATATGAAGAATCCCATAACTATAGATCCAGCTATAGGAGCACCAACTTCAGCGATGAGGGAAAATACTTCGTTCATGTTGGTATTTATATAAATTAAACCCACAAAAAAGACATCAGAGTGAAATACCCTGATGTCTCAAATTTTGATTTTTTAATTTATTTTAGTTATTAAAACCGACTTTTACAACTTTAAATTGAGCTCCACCTTCAAGCTCATCAGCACCATTTTTCTTGATGTAGATAATCTCGTTTGCTTGAAGAGTTACGTTTCCAACTACTCCAGTTGTGTTTCTGTGTACCAGGGGAGCTGCAACTCCTGTGTTGTGTACTCTTACAAGAGTAGCATAATTAACATTACTTGCTGCTGTTAAGTCACCTTCATTACCTAATAATTGAATTACTTGCATTTTGTTTTTTCCTTTAAATCATCCCATCGAAAGAATGCTTTATGATCATATGACCAATACCATCCTTTATATTTATGATCTTTCTTATCTGATTTATAAAATTTTAAACCGCCTCTAATCTCGACATTAGTCTCTCGGCTCTGTTCGTTACTTGTTTGTACCATCTAGAATCTCGGCCTTCTTTTGCCGCCTCCTTCCAGTCACCACTTTGCAGCGCTGCATTGTGGTTTTTAAACTTACTCAAGCGCGTGAGTCCCATGTTGAACATCATATTAGCAATTACTTGCTTCACTTCTTCTGGGTATCCATCCCATCCGTCGTGTAATTTTTTGCAGTCATCGATGACTGTTTGTACGTCTTTTTCAAAGCATTCGTCCACTCTCTCTTCCGATACAGGAGTTCCAACAGGTTGTCCACTTTCTGGATCAGAATCCAGCACCAAATGCCCGATACCAAAAGTAGGATAGCCAAGATGATCATTATAGATTTCATAAACTACTCCTTCGTCTACCTTTAGTGTTTCTTTTAGTTGTGTTATATTCATATCTTTATTCCTTAAGTGATGATACATTATAAATTTAATTCTTTTTCTTTTAGCTCTTCAATAAGCGAATCAAAATTCGGATGAGATAAAGCTAATCTTATCCATTGTTTTGATGATAAAATCCATTCATCTGAATCTCTTTCAGCATTAGTAGAGATGTCTAATGGAATAGGTATCTCCAAACACCTAGAAGTTATGATAGTTTCACCAATTTGTTTTTTTATTCCTACTACTATTTTTGTAACATATCCGTCATTTGATCTAAACTCACCCATATCATTTACATCCATACCACAGTCAAAATCAGGACTCTGAATTGTTGCACCCGGGTTCTCGGGGACCGGAGAATTTTCAGGAGATTCTACACCCGATGAATAAGCTATGGTTAGATCCTGATCACTCATTGATTTGTTTCTCTATTAATTACTGAATCTACTAAATGACCGTTTGCATAGAAATTGTTATACTTGGTCTGAACAGCAAAGTTTTTATGTTCACCCTCAAATTTTTCAATAGAGGTAATCTCCTCTAAAGATCCATCGAGTTTCATCATTTTATCTCCTACTACTAATTGATCAACTTCTTGCTTATAATTCAATAAAGTTGCATTAGGATTGACAGAAGCTTTTCTTCCGCCTTCTAGATATACAGGGTGATCTTCTGTCATAACTAAATCGTTTACTTTATAATCAACATCTCTATCTACAATAATAAGATCAGTTACTTCTGTTAGTTCATCTTGTCCAGTTTCAAAATTATGTGAAACTACCATGTCACCTATTTTTATATCGTATATACTTCTCATATCATCTCCAGTTGCAATCAACATGCTATCATGAACACAACAGTAAGGGCAACCACCAGTGCTATAGTTTAAGGTATAATCAGTTTCTTGTTGTACTTTAAAAGTATGTGCTTTCCAATCTGGATATCCAGACTTTTTAAAATATAAATCAAATGTGTGATTAGTAACTGCAGTAGTGTATCCAAAGTCAGACAAAGATACCGAATCTTGTACTTTAAATGCTGTATAGGAGTATGGACTGACTGATGGAGTTAATAAGGTTTTTACAGAGCTATCCCAGTTAGACCCTGAAGTGTAGGGCTCTCCAGACCCAGCTGAATAAGTCGTTGATGTTTGCGAGTAGTTTGTGTTAGTAACTGTTGCACTTCTGGATGCATCAATATAATAACTATCTGGATATTGAGATGGAGTAAAGGTTGTTCCACATAATAGATACAGTGTTCCAGTTGTCATAGCTGTTCCATTATAAATACTTGTATAAACTATACCGGGATATGCTGTCACAGTCTCTTCTAAATACCAATATACACCATAATTACTGGATCCATATACACCAACTGTTCTTTGAACAATTTGAAATTCTGTTGTAGCGACCCCAAATGCGAAAAATTCGGAATCGTATTGTACATCAGAAAATACCCCTTCATATGTATTCACTGTACCATAATCAAAATTTGATAGATATGGCATCTGAGAAGTATATCCAGCAAACTCACTCATACCATCCGGACTAGTTTTTCCAGCATCCGCTGAAACACCTCTTAATCCAACATTTGTATAAGCTGTTGTACTGAGATAGTTCCCATCAGCAACTTCTCTTTTAATTCCTCTGAGGCTTATATTTGTAGTTGGTACAGTCATTATTTAATTATCCCTGAAATTAAATCCTCAAAGGCTTCTACTTTTTCTACCCTATTTGGCCAGTAGATATATTCCTTTTCGGGATTCTTCTTTAAGTTAGATAAAAGTGGTAAAATCGCATTATATAACTTATTTAATCTATCTTCCATCTCTGCACTGGTTGCAGATGCTGTAGTAGATTCAGCTGATAATTTCTGAACAGCTTCTAGTTCGTTTTCATCTACCGCGGTAAATCCAAAATCAAATGTTTCTAAATCTAAACTCATTCTTGTACCTCTATATGTTTATATTTATATTGTCTAGGAAGGGTCTTTGTTTTATCTTTTACCACTTTAGATCGAAACGGAGTATCCTTCGCGAAAAGGACACGGTGAAATCTCGTCTTGTGACGATTCGTCTTCTCCATATCTGCCCCTTTCTTCGTTGCCATCCCAATTCAATTCCGTCATTGATTTTTGTTTCATCTTTTGATTAAATATTTTATCCCAATTTTCATCAAACTGTTTTCTGTTTGAAATTGGTCTTTGCTTACTTCCCTTGCCCACGGTATGCTTTAAAACCTCTTTTCTTACTCTTATTCATGGTCGCCATAGATTTAGGCTTTCTCCCTTGAGAAGTCCCTTTCTTAATCGGATCATGTCTAGATATTGTAATTGCTTTTGCCATGTATCTATTTATACATCAAATAGACTTAGTATAGGAAACATTTTCGGAAGTACTTTCCATCATTTGGCAATTCACTCTAACAAATTCTATGTTAGGATATCTGGAATATATTGATTCATGTTCAGATATCCATATTGCTCTAGGTTGTGATCTTTCATAGCAGGGTGTTCCGTAATAAACATTATCATGTCCAACCCCATCAAATCCAGCCATATAAATCTTATCGTATCCCTGTTCACATGCTATTAATAGCGCCATTGAGCCACTAGACAGTTCTGCATCTGGAATACTTTCTACTTTATCTTCTTTATCTAACCAGGTAACAATCACTGAGTTTGAATCGTCAATACCTCTCATAACAAAACGATCTGTTGGTTTGTTTTCTATTACTCTTGGTTTTGTAGTCTTACCCATTGAGAATGCAGAGTATAACGGATTATACCATTCTGCTTC